TCAATTTTGTTATTAAGCGCAATGGTACTTAATGACCCGCAGAACTTCATTGCTACCTCCTCGCAGAAGATCAACTTGTTCATGGGTGGCACGGGGAGCGGTAAGACTTATCTTGACGGGATACTCTCTTATGACCTGGTGAATAACTATCCTGATGCTTACGGCTTCATAGGTGCAAACACTTATGAACAGCTAAACACTTCCACGCTGAAGCGGATCCGTGACGTTTGGAAGCAGGAGTTTAAGCTCGAAGAAGACAAGCATTATACGATAGGCAAGCAGCCGCCAAAGACTTTTGACCTGCGTAATCACAACTTTGACCGTTACGACAATATCATTTCTTTCTGCAATGGTGCGGTGATCTATAAAGGTTCCCTTGATAACTACGAGGTACATTCTGGAAAAGAACTTGCATGGGCGATCCTTGACGAGACATACATGACCAAAGAGGAGGCTGTAAAAGAGGTGATCCTTCACCGGCTACGTCAGCCAGGAATGAAGCTCAATGGAAAAGACTGGAATCCCTTATTTATAACTACCACGCCCGCACGGGTGGAATGGATAAACGAAATGTTTTCTTTAGATCAGTTCGAGTTTGAGATAAACGATGTGATCTACCAACCGGATAAGTTTTTCAAAAAAGAATATGACAATAAATGTGTTGTTATCTGCTCAATCTATCACAATTCTAAGCACCTGCCTGAATTATATATTCCTGATCTTTTAAAAGAACACACAGACCGGAGCGGAAAGCTGACGGAGACAGGCAAACGCCTGATCTTCGCCAATCCATTCGTTAAGGCCGGCGGTGAATTTTACAGCTCATTTAATCGCTTGCTTCATACCGGCGACGTATCTTATATTGAAAACTTACCCCTTCATATATCTTTTGACTTTAACGTAGTTCCCTATATCACTCTTCTGGTTTGGCAGGTACATCGGGAAGGGCAGATCATTGAATTGCGGTGTATTGATGAGTTCTGCCTGAGTGCGCCTAAAAACAAGACCGACAGGCTCTGCCAAGAGTTTGAAAGTATCTACCGGGAAAAACTAAAAGCAGGATTATTCTATTATGGCGATGCTACAGGAAAGAACCAGGACACAAGAGGGCTGACAGATTACCAGTTGGTGCAGAATACCCTTGCACGCTGGCTGAATAACTACTCAAACAGGGTTGCTTACAGGAACCCGCCCATCAATTCCCGGAGGCAGTTTATAAACAACGTATTTGACGAAAAATATGGGGTGCGGGTGCTTATTGATCGCAAATGCCGGGAGCTGATAAGGGATATGGAATTCGTTAAAGAGGATGCAACAGGTCATAAGCTGAAAGAGGTGGTAAAAAACAGGGACACCGGCCAGAGCTATGAGAAACTGGGACATACCTCCGATGCGCTTGACTACCTGGTTACGAACGTCACAGGAGTAAAGGAAATTTTTGAAAAAACACTATAAAGATGGAAATACAGGAATTAAAAGACCTGCTAATAGCAGTGGTGAGAGATAACAAGAAGCACAAGAATTATGACCACACGGTCAAGGTGGCAGAGAAAGCATACAGGTATGTCACAGGAGAAGGGTTGGACGATGAACTTCAACAGTTCACGCCCAGGGAGTCAGAGGTGATGTTCACTCAGCGCAAGCAATTTACAAAGCACGTCATCCCTCCCACACTTAAAAATATCATTGACATACAGTTCAAGGTTCCCCGCTCAAATTCACTCACAAGGGTGCTTGAGTATGAGGGTGACGAAAGTAACCAGAAAGCAGCCGACTTTGAAGAGATAATCGGTTCTTTCTGGGGTGATAAATCTTTTGATGACTACCTGGGGCAGCGGTTCATTGAGCTTAATAACGTTGATCCCAATACGTTCGTGATTGCCGAGTTCAAAGATTTTGATTATACCATTGAACACGCCCAGCCGTATCCGTTTGAAGCGAAGAGCGTGATGGCTGTTGATTATGAATACGAAAATAATATCCTTCAATACCTGGTAGTAAAGCAGGATGAACGTTACACCGTTTATCTGAAAGAAAGGGCTGTCATCCTTGATATCATTTCCGACAAGCAGGAGATAAGTGATGTTAAAAGCTACCTTCCCAAAGTAGATACCTGGTATAACGTGGCAGGGTATGAATATATCCGTTTCAATGCTTACCCTGATAAAATCTTCCGTCTTTTCCTTCCTGAGCTTTATGATCTTGACGTGGTTCCGGCTTACAGAATAGGATATAAAAGGGACCTTGTTACCGATGGTGAGACCTACGTGCCGCCCTGGTGGGACACTCTTCCGATACTTGAAAAGACCATTAAGGTCAATTCCGAATTAGACATAACGATGTGCCTCCATACGTTCCCGCAAAAGATCATTACCGGCCGGAAATGTTCCAATCCCCTCTGTCTTGATGGATATATCTATAACGAAAAGACCAAATGTAATGATATTGCCTGCCCGAAATGCAAGGGAGCAGGTATGCTTCCCCACACGTCGGCTCAGGATGTGGTGATCATTGAGCTACCAAAGAGCAAGGAAGAACAGCTTTCTATTGACAACCTGATAAGGTATGTATCTCCGCCTATTGAGCTGATAGATTTCCAGAATAAGTACGTTGAAGAGCTGACATGGAAAATAAAACAGGTGATGTTCAACTCTGACATTTTCACACGTGAGGAAGTTGCAGAAACAGCCACCGGGAAAAATATCGATATGCAGAATGTGTACGACACCCTCTGGCCCCTGGCCGTGAAGTACGCCGATGCGTGGGAGTTTTTCGTGGGTGTTATCGCTGCACTGACTGATATGGATAATGACCTGGTGGCTGATTTTTCCTTTGACAAAGATTTCAAGATGAAGACTACTACTGACCTTTATAACGATCTGTCTCAGGCACGTAATAGTGGCGCAGATTCGTTCGCAATAGCAGACATCCAACAGGACATCGCCCGCAGTATCTTTGCCAACTCGCCCGGCGATTTCCAGAAGTATCTTGTCAAACAAGGTTTTTACCCGTTCTCCGGAAAGACCACCGAGGAAAAGATTGCCCTAAAATCTTCTAATAATACAACACGCTTTAACAAGGTGCTTGATGATAACTATGGGGTGATCTTTGATGAGATAGAGCTTGAGACGCCTGATTTTTACGAGCTGAATAAAGAAAAACAATGGGAGATACTCCAGGCGAAAGTCAATGAATTGATTGCACAGATTGATGCTGAAACGCCACAGACACAAACATTATGAGAGCCAAACTGATATTTGATCTCGGTGATCACGAAGACAGGCGGGAGCATTTGCGCTGCATTAATGCAACAACCCTTTGTTCTATCCTGTGGGAGATGGATTCATGGCTGCGGGAAAAAGTAAAATATAGCAATGAACCAGAAGAAAAGATAGAAGCATTTGAGCAGGCACGCAATCAATTACACGAATTATTGAATGAATCAAGTATCAATCTTGATAATCTATATGCATGACGCCAGAAGAGTTAAATAAACTATTCAAAGCAAAGGAAGATTATATCGACTCCAAGCTCGCAGGACTGGAAAAAGATGTCCAGGCCCTACAGCGTCAGCTCCTTGAACTGATCATGGGTGATTACGTTGGAAAATTTGATACAGAGGACGGGGTGATCGTTGCTAATGAGAAAAATATACGCCTTGCTACCGAGATGGAAGGGGTGATGAATAAATATAATTCTTTATTTCAGAAAAACGTACTAAAAGGATTCGGTCAGGATATGCTCAAGATCACCGGCTTCACTACTTCCTATTTCAAGGGCATGGATTATTCCGCAAAGAAGCTCGCAAGCATTAAGAAAGGCATGGGATTCATTTCACAGAGGATCGGTATAACTCAAAAGGGTAATATCATTAAGGGGTCTTATCTTGACTCGCTTTCCCAGAACCCCGAAGTACGCAGGGAGCTAAAAGATTTCGTTTTAAACCAAGTCGCCGGCCAGAATAATTATGGTGCTTTCCTGAAAGGACTGAAAGAAAGGATTGTGGGTAATAAAGAGACAGAAGGGATATTACAAAGGTATTACCGCCAGTATGCCTACGATTCCTTTAACCAGGTGGATGCCACGATAAACAAGCATTTCGCCGATGATCTTGGCATGGAATATTTTGTCTATTTCGGCTCGCTCGTGAGGGATTCCCGTGAGTTCTGCAAGAAACGGGCAGGGAAAGTGTTCTCTGTTGAAGAGACAAAAGATTGGAAGAATGACCCCACTCTCCCCGGTAAATCCAAAGAAGGGTACAACCCTTTGATCGATCGTGGCCGGTGGAACTGCCGCCACCAGATACAATTCGTTCCAAAAGAATATGCCTGCGATAAAAGGCCTGAATTATG